TTTGTGCTCGTGCGTACCTACACAGGTACGCGATTCAAGGTGTTTGGTAAAGAGTTCAGGGTGCTGAACGACGACCAAATTGAGTGTGTTGTGCAAGACCCTCGCGGTTTGACCCGCGCATAAGGAGCAGAAATGGAAGATAAGTATGAGTTTCCCGACGAGATCGAGGAAAAACAAGCTGCGCGGGCAACAGAAAAGCCCGCAGAGTCCGATGACTTCGAGGTTGAAATTGTTGACGACACCCCCACACAAGACCGTGGCCGCAAGCCGCTGGACCGTGAGGTGTCGGACCCATCCGACGACGAAATGGACAATTACACGGAAGGCGTGAAAAAGCGTATCAAAGAGCTGACCCACGCCCGCCACGATGAACGACGCGCCAAAGAGAATCTTTTGCGTGAAAAGCAAGAGCTTGAGCGTATCGCTCAGCACATGATGGAAGAGAACAAAAAGCTCAAACAGTATGTAAATACGGGTTCTGAGCAATACGCTGTTTCTGTCAAGCATATCGCTGAAAACGCACTGGATGATGCCAAACGTCAGTACAAGGCCGCGTACGAGTCTGGGGACTCCGATGCTTTGGTTGCAGCACAGGAGGCCATGACCGAGGCCAAGATGCGTTCGGAGGCCGCAAAAAATTTCAGGCACACCCCTTTACAAGTGGAAACGGATGAGGTACAAATACCCCATGCGTCACCACGGACGCCCCAAGTCGATGACAAAACACTGCGCTGGCAGGCAAGAAACCAGTGGTTTGGGGCTCAGGGTCACGAAGAAATGACCAGCTTTTCACTAGGGCTGCACCAAAAACTTGTGAATTCGGGTATTGACCCGCGCTCGGAAGATTATTTCGAGAGAATCGACTCTCGCATGAAGTCTACATTCCCTGAATTTTTTGGGAACGATGACCGGCCAAAGTCCGGCGATGGCTCCAAGAAGCCTTCCACGGTAGTTGCCCCAGCCGCTCGCTCGTCTGGCGCGAAAAAAATCCAGCTTTCCCCTAGGCAAATTGCTTTGGCAACAAAGTATGGATTGACCCCGCAGCAATACGCCGCAGAAGTACTTAAATTGGAGAAATCAAATGGCTGAAACAATCAACCGGAATCCCCGTGACCTCACGTCACGCGATAAAACAACTCGCTACGTGTATACACCTGCGAGCGCACTGCCCGACCCGACACCTGAACCCGGAATGGTTTATCGCTGGATTGCGACCCACGTTCTTGGTGAAGCCCAAAACACAAACGTATCTACCAAGATGCGTGAAGGTTGGGAGCCGGTAAAAGCAGTGGACCATCCCGAGCTCATGCTTGAGGGTAATGCGAAGACTGGAAACGTCGAACTCGGTGGCCTGATGCTCTGCAAAATGCCCCGTGAACGTGCGCAAGCCCGTGATGAGTATTACGCTAAACAAGCGCAAGCCCAGATGGAATCTGTGGATAACAGTTTCATGCGAAACAATGACCCCCGCATGCCACTTTTCGCTGACCGCAAGTCAACGACCAGTCGCGGTGGAGGTTTTGGTTCTGGTTCAAAGTAACAAGGAGTCCTTAAATGGCAACTACCGCTTCCCCCTACGGCCTGCGTGCCGTGAATCGTAACGACGGCATGCCTTATGCTGGCGCTACAAGTCAGTTCCTAATCAACCCTGCGGGCACTGGCACTAACCTTTTCTTCGGCCAAGTCGTCATCATTGACGCCAACGGCTATATCGCGTTGTCTACTGCCACTGGTGCAGACCTGACGACCAACAACCTCGGCGGCAATACTCTTGGCGCTTGGGGCGTGTTTGTCGGCTGTTCTTACATCAACGCACAAGGCCAGCAGATTTACGGTCAGTACTACCCCTCCGGCACAACCGGCGTGGTGACTGCATACGTGATCACTGACCCCAACGTCACGTTCCAAGCGCAATTGGATGGCACCACCACCCAAGCAGCTATTGGCGCAAACACCTTCTTCGCAGCCGTTCAGAGCACCAGCACTGGTTCTACCCAGACTGGCAACTCGACCAGCGCCTTGGAGTCCACGCTTGTGACCACAGCCGCCGCGTTCAAGATCATCGGTTTCGCTTCCCCAGTGACCGATGCCTTCCCTGACGTGTTGGTTAAGTTCAACCCCGGCGCTTCCGCCTTCACCAACGCCGTCGGCATCTAAGGAGCTAAACCATGGCTATTTCACGCGCACAACTGCTCAAAGAGCTGCTCCCCGGCCTGAACGCCCTGTTCGGTTTGGAATATGCACGTTACGGCGAGCAACACAAAGAACTGTACGAAACAGAGAAATCTGAGCGTTCGTTCGAAGAAGAAACCAAGCTGTCTGGCTTTGGTGCTGCACCTGTCAAGAACGAAGGCTCCGCCATCGCTTACGACAACGCGCAGGAAGCCTTCACTGCCCGCTACACCCACGAAACCATCGCTTTGGGCTTCTCCATCACGGAAGAAGCTGTGGAAGACAACCTGTATGACAGTCTGTCTGCCCGCTACACCAAGGCTCTGGCTCGCGGTATGGCTTACACCAAGCAGGTTAAAGCCGCTTCTGTGTTGAACACTGGCTTCGCTGGTACTGCCCTTGGCGGTGACGGTGTTTCTTTGTTCGGCGTTAACTCCAGCGCTGTTCGCGTTGGCCACCCTCTGGTGGGCGGTGGTGTTAACTTCAACAGCCCAGCCACTGGTGTTGACTTGAACGAGACTTCGTTGGAAAACGCAACGATCCAGATCGCTGCTTGGACTGACGAACGTGGCCTGCTGATTGCAGCCAAGCCTGTCAAGTTGGTTATCCCTCCATCACTGATGTTCGTTGCCAAGCGTTTGCTTGACACTGAGCTGCGTGTTGGTACTGCTGACAACGACATCAACGCGTTGAAGCAAATGGGCACCATCTCCGGTGGCTACACTGTCAACAACTTCTTGACCGACACAAACGCTTGGTTCCTGACCACAGACGTTCCAAACGGCATGAAGCACTTTGAGCGTACCGCTCTGTCCACTTCCATGGACGGAGACTTCGATACCGGCAACGTCCGTTACAAGGCCCGTGAGCGTTATTCGTTCGGCTGGTCTGACCCATTGGGTATGTGGGGTTCTTCAGGTTCGACCTGATAGAAGCGAAAAAGGGGCCTTGTGCCCCTTTTTCTTTTGGTGTATATTGAGTTCATTCCGGGGTTTTCCGGTGTATCTGACAGTCCCGGCTGACGACATGCAGACAGATACGCCTTATCGCATGTGAGGAAATCATCATGGCAACTACCACGTTCTCCGGCCCAGTCGTATCTCAGAACGGCTTTATTACCGGAACAGCTTCTTCCCCCGTTGTTGAAACCACCGCTATTAATGTGTCTGAGTCGTACGTTACGACTTCTGCCGCTACTGGCGACACACGTCTGTCTTATGAGCGTTTGACTTTTACCTCCACTGGCTCTGGCGAAACTTACCGTGCCTTGACTCGGGTCACAGGTGCTGGCGCTGCTACCGGCGGCACAGTCAACGGCGCACACATCAGCCTGTCCATCAACGGCTCCGGCACCATCTCTGGCGCGGGTAACGCTCTTCGCGCTACCTTGGGCGGTACATCCACAAACCCCGGCGGTACGATTGCAGCTATTCAAGCTGACTCCGACTTTGCTTCTGGTGGTACTTGGACCAACGCTTCGTTCATCCGCTTCACAAACAGCGGCACAGGAACTGTGGCCAACCTGTTCAACGTCCCCTCCGGCATGGTCACGGCCAATACCCAAGGCGCAGCTACAAACTCCTTGAAGATTGTGGACAGTGCAGGTACTGCGTACTACATCATGTTGACTACGACTAACAGCTAATATGCAGATCACCAAGGAATTCTTGGAGTCTGAGATTCGTGACCTTGAAACTGAAGCCCAGAAGGCGCAAACCTTTTTGACTCAGGCTCAGGCCACGATCCAAGCGTACAAGATGCTGATCAACAGGCTAGACGCACCAGAACCGGAGCAGCAACATGACGATGCAATATGATGTAAAACAAGGACACCTAAACCAAAGCGGTTTCTTTGTTCTTGGGCGCAACCGCGTTAAAGGCGTTTCTTTTTACGGTGGCGGCGGAACCTTGGTTTTGTTTGACACAACCACAGCCCCCGTAACTTCAAGCGTAACTTACGGTCGTAGCGGCACATCCGTGACGATTGCAAAAACTGCGCCTGGGTTAACAACCGGCACTGTTGTCGGCATTCACTTTGTTAGTGGCACAGGTGGCGCTGCTACTGATGGAAATTACGCCATTACGGTAACAACCGCAGACGCATTTACGATCACAGACATCAACACTGGAACCATTACAGGTTCTCCAGCAGCACTTTATGTCAGTGGTGCAAATCGTTGGTTGTTGACCTACGAAACTCACGCGTCAGACGAATTCCAAAATGCCCCCCTTATTCCCGGTGAAGGTGTGTTGGCAGTAAACGGAATTTATGCCTACATGAGCGCAATTGACGGGGCGCAGGTTTATTATGGCTAAGACCGCTGCATGGACACGCAAAGAAGGCAAGTCCGAGAAGGGCGGCTTGAACGCAAAAGGGCGGGCGTCTTACAACAAGGCCAACCCGGGCAAGCCCGGCCTGAAGGCTCCGCAGCCAGAGGGCGGCAAACGCCGCGACTCTTTTTGCGCCCGGATGGAAGGTATGAAGAAGAAGCTGACCAGCGAGAAGACGGCCAAAGACCCCGACTCGCGGATCAACAAATCGTTGAGGGCTTGGAAATGTTAAGCGCAAAACGGGACTGGGGGCGTGTGCCAAAAACCGCGAACACTGCCGGGGAATACCGCTGCAGCAAGTGCCGTGAGTGGAAGCTACCGGAAGCGTTTAACAAAAACAAGAACCAACTGTCGGGCCTAAACTACGCGTGCAAAAGCTGTTCACGAGCAGACACACGAAAGTACAATCTGCCCGCTAAGTACGGTATTTCTGCGGCATCTTTTGCTGAAAAACTGCTGGCACAAGGCGGAAAATGTGCGTGCTGCAGTACTGCGTTTTCGTTTGAAGGAATTCGAAATACGCGCCCGTGTGTTGACCATAACCACGAAACTGGCGAGGTGCGCGATTTGCTTTGTGGCCGCTGTAACTTGGCAGCCGGGAATGTTGCAGACAGTTCGCTAAAAGCGGAACAACTTGCGGCATACTTGAAAAAATGGAAGTGCTGACATGGAGATGATGCTCTGGAACGTAGCTCTGAGCGCCATTGTGGCGGTCATGGGCTTTTTGCTTAAAGGCAGGTTTGATGAGTTGGATCGGCTCAGCATTTTGCTGAACCGCACCCGCGAGGAAGTGGCGCGTGATCACATCACACGCTCCGAATTTCGGGCTGACATGCAGCAGTTGATGGATCGGTTTGACCGACTTGAGCGCAAGATTGACAACCTGCGAGGCATCAATGCCCAGCACGAGTAAAAAGCAAGCCAACTTCATGCGTGCGGTAGCGCACAGCCCGGAGTTTGCAAAGAAATCAGGCGTCCCACAATCCGTGGGCAAAGAGTTCTCCAACGCGGACAAGGGCCGCAAATTCAAAGAAGGTGGCGATATGAAAGAGTCCAAAGCAATGGTTGGTAAAGAGATGGCCTTTATGAAAAAGAAGGGCGCTCCAAAGTCCATGATCAAACACGAGATGGCTGAAGCTAAGGGTAGACCCTTTGCCAAGGGCGGCGTCACACGCGCTGACGGCTGTGCGACCAAGGGCCACACCAAGGGCACCATGGTCAAGATGGCTATGGGCGGCAAGGCTTGCTGACATGATGTCCAGTCGCGGGATGGGGGATATCTCCCCCTCCAAAATGCCCAAAGGCGTTAAAAAAGAGCGCCGAGACGACACCGACTTCAAGCAGTACGCGAAGGGCGGTAAAGTCAAACGCTTTGATGAAGGCGGGGAAGTGGACGCCCTAAAACGCAGCCCGCGTAGTGTGTCTGAAAGCGATTACGACACCAAGTTCAACGCGAAACCGTTGGGCGGAATGGTGTCCAAAGACCAGAAAGCTATTTTTGGCAGGCTGTCCGCTTCCAAGAAACTGGATCGGGACAGCGAACTTAGCGCATATTTGGATGCGGGGCTGTCGAAACGAGAAGGTGACCGTTTAAGAGCGAACCTTGGGGGCGTAGGGGTCAACTACACACGCCAGTTTGACGAAGGCGGCACAGTCAATGCGGCTGGCAATTACACCAAGCCCAGTCTGCGCAAGCGGATTGTGAGCCAAGTCAAAGCTGCCGCAACGCAGGGCACCGGCGCAGGGCAATGGAGCGCGAGAAAAGCCCAGCTCGTGGCCAAGAAGTACAAGGCCGCTGGCGGCGGGTACCGGGACTGACATGAAAGCCCCTCAAAAATCCCTGAGCGATTGGGGCAAACAAGATTGGACGACCAAAAGTGGTAAAAAATCTTCTGAAACGGGTGAGCGATATCTTCCAAAAGCTGCGATCAAAAGTCTCAGCCCTGCTGAGTATGCTGCGACAACGCGTGCAAAACGTGCGGGCAAAGCTAAAGGGAAGCAGTTCGTAAGTCAACCTAAGACTATCGCAAAGAAAACAGCAGGGTTTAGATAATGGCAACTTCCGGCACTTCCGCATTCAACCTCGATTTAACAGAAATTGTTGAGGAGGCGTTCGAGCGCGTGGGTTCGGAGTTGCGCACGGGCTACGACCTGAAGACCGCCCGCCGGTCTTTGAACCTGATGTTCGCTGATTGGGCCAACCGTGGCATCAACATGTGGACGTTCGAGCAGGGCTCCATCAATCTGGTAGCGGGCACGGCCACATACAACTTGCCCACAGACACCGTGGACTTGCTGGAGCATGTGATCCGTACGGGCGCTGGCAGCGCTTCAACGCAAGCCGACCTGACCATCACGCGTATCAGTGTTTCTACTTACGCCACCATCCCCAACAAGCTGCAGCAAGCCCGGCCAATTCAGGTCTGGATTGAGCGTCTGGACACGCCGCGAATCACCGTTTGGCCAACCCCAGACGACTCGCAGCCCTACGTGTTTGTGTACTGGCGCATGAGGCGCATTCAAGACGCTGGCAACGGCATCAACACGATGGACATGCCCTTTCGGTTCATCCCCTGCATGGTGGCCGGGCTGGCGTACTATCTGGCCCTGAAGGTGCCCGGTGGGGCTGAGCGCCTGCCAATCTTGAAGCAGCAATACGACGAAGCGTGGCAACTGGCCAGCGACGAGGACCGCGAGAAAGCCGCAGTGCGGTTTGTGCCCCGTCAGATGTTCATTGGAAGCGGCACGTAAATGGGAAATCGGTTTTCCTCCGGCAAGAACTCGATCGCCCAGTGCGATCGTTGTGGGTTTCGCTTTAAGCTGACCTCCTTGCGCAAAGAGGTGATCAAGACCAAGACGTACAATCTCTTGGTCTGCGACTCGTGTTGGGACCCGGATCAGCCGCAGCTTCAGCTGGGTATGTATCCTGTGGACGACCCACAAGCGGTGCGCAACCCGCGCAATGACACGACGTACGTGACGGCCGGGCCAAACGCATCAGGCAACCTAACCGGTGGGTCGAGAGATATTCAGTGGGGCTGGAACCCGGTTGGCGGGTCCCGGTTCTTTGATGACGCATTGACACCAAACTATTTGGCGTTAAGCGTGGAAGTTGGTACAGTAACGGTACAGATAGGAGTCTGACATGGACGCTAAAAAAGCACTCAAGGCCCACATGGCCAAAGGCATTAAATCCGCGCATCCAGACGCTGCCGTAAAAGGCATGCGAGCTGGCGGCAAAACCAACAGCGATATGCTGAAGATGGGACGCAACTTGGCCAAAGTGGCCAACCAGAAGTCCCCCGGCCGCAAAGGGAGCTGATATGGCAACGTACCGCTCCCCCAAGCCTGCTGCTACGCAGGCCGTGTTGCCTGACACGGACAACAAAAAGTACATGCGCGACATGAACGTCTCTGTGGCTAACGTCCACAGTAATGACTACCCCGGTGTAAAAACCAGCGGTATCAAAATTCGTGGCACTGGCGCAGCTACCAAGGGAATCCTTGCCCGTGGCCCAATGGCGTGAGGTCTGAATGAACTACACCGAGTTGAAGGCGGCGATCATCGCCTACACAGACAACCAAGACACCGCTTTTGAGGCGGAGGTCCCCGTGTTTGTGAAGCAGGCTGAGCAGCGCATCTTCAACATGGTGCAGTTCCCTTCGCTCCGCAAGAACGTGACGGGCTCGACCACCAGCGGCAATAAGTATCTGGCATGCCCTGCCGACTTTTTGTCAGTT